ATCATAAAGGTCTTGCTGTTGCAGAAGATCTGGCGAAATTCCGTGAGAATTTCAGAATCAAAGAATTGGACAGACTGGTTCTTGTGACTTTTATTGACAGGATTTTGATTTATGATGATACGGTTGAAATTGTATTCAAATACAGCAATGAAATGGCGAAAGTAGTAGGAATTGTCCAGACTGCCAATGAGTTATTGGAACAGGAAGTTCTGGAAGCAGATGCAAAGATCATCGATGGAAATTATGTCATTGAACTAAGGGAGGTTTGCTAGAATGGCACGAAAAGCTGGAAGGTTTAATGCGGTATCTGTTAGTGCAGTCGTGACCGATGATGTTCAGGCAGTAGAAACAAGAACCTATCGGACAGCATTTTATGCCAGATTATCTGTGGAACTAAAGATGAAGCCGTCGGACTCCATTGCAAATCAGCTAGCCATAATGCGCGACTATACAAAGGATAGGGCAGAATTTACGGATACTTTTGAGTACATTGATAACGGAGTATCTGGTACCAGCTTTGACAGACCGGCATTTCAACAGATGATGGAAGATGCCAGAGCTGGGAAAATTAACTGTATCATTGTAAAGGATTTGTCCCGCTTTGGAAGAACCTATATTGAATCGGGCAACTATATTGAGACGATTCTGCCCTTTCTGGGAATTCGGTTTATTTCCGTTAATGACCATTTTGATTCGGAAGAGGGATTTAACCAGAATAAATCATTGGAGATATCTCTAAAGAACCTTGTAAATGATATGTATGCCAAAGATATTTCCAAACGAGTTGCCTGTAGCAGAAGAATGGATATGGAAAAAGGAAAATTCGTGGGAAGTAATGCACCATATGGATATCTGGTAGATTCCAACGATCCACTACGAAGATATGTGGTTGACGAACAGGCGGCACAGGTGGTTCGACAAATCTTTTCTATGGCACTTGAGGGAACTAATTTACGCAGTATTTCAAGTGCGCTGCAAAGTTATAATCTTTCAAGTCCGGGTGAATATCTGAAAACAAAGAGTCTGTATCATTCTAATGTAAAAGACGCAAAACCGTGGTACATTGGAACCATTTCAACGATACTGTCCAATCAGGCTTATATTGGAAATATGATTCAGGGGAAACGAAGAACGAGGCTCAGTGAGAATGAGAAGCAGCATTTTACAGATAAAGATGAATGGATCATCGTTGAAAATACCCATGAGCCTATTATTGATAAAGAAACCTTTTATGCAGTAAGAGATTTATTTGCAAAAAAGGTAGAAGAAAGTGCTTTTTCATCTGAACGGGGAAAGCATATTCCAATGAAAGCAGATCTTTTTGATGGAATTATTTATTGCGGCGTATGCGGTAAGAAAATTCCCATGATGTCCAGACTGGTTGATCGGAATGGGAAAATGAAACGACAGTATTTTTATCAGTGTCGTTATAACTATGATGCAGGCGGAGATAAGAAATGCGTTGGTTCCTGGCTGGAAACAGATCTGATTCAGCTGGTATATGATGCATTATCATTTCAGATTGCAATGCAATACGAAAAGGCAGATGCCATGGTGGAAGAAATGAATGAAATGATAGCAAAAACGATGACAGCATTTGATTATAAGATAAAATCATTGGAAAAGCGAATTGAGAAAATCGAATACAATGAAAGCAAGTCATATGAAGCCTATGTTTTGGGAGATATAACAAAGCAGGAATTATCCCAGTTGCAACAGAAAAATGCAAAGGAAATTGCAGACCTCAGAGGACAGATTGTCGATGAAACAGAGAATAAGACCAGAGAGAAGAAAAAGCTGGAAAAAGAAATCCGTTGGTGGTCAGCGGCCTCCTGTATGAGAGGTAAAGCATCCTTGAGCAGAGAAATAATTGAAGCAATGGTTTCTCGTATCGAACTGCATCCGGATAAGAATATCAGTATTACCTATAATTTTAAAGATCCTCTTGCAGAGGAGCGGGAAAAGTACAGAAGGGAGCACGCTTAATATGGAGCAGATAGCAATTTATATGAGATTATCCAAGGAAGATGATTTTATGACCGATGAAAGTAATAGCATCAGCAATCAGCGTAAGTTCATCCGTTCTTTTGTTAATAAGGACAGTGATCTTAAAAAAATGAATATCGAAGAATTCATAGACGATGGATATTCTGGCAAGAACATGGAAAGACCCCAGATGCAGAATATGCTAGAACTGATCAAAAGGCAGCAGTTTTCCTGTGTTATTGTGAAGGATTTCTCCAGATTTTCAAGAGATCATATCGTTCAGGGAAAATATATTGAGCAGATATTTCCGTTTATGGGTATTCGCTTTATTTCTATCAATGATAACTATGACAGCATGAATCATATTGGCGGCATTGGAGAGATTGATATTTCTTTTAAGACGTTACTCTATGATTTTTATAGTGAGGATTTATCGGAGAAGGTGAAAACTTCCCTAAAGACCATTCGAAGCAATGGGAATTATGTCGCGGCATTTGCACCATATGGATATGTGAAAAGCCCAGAGGATAAACATCAGTTGGTAATTGATGAGGTAGCTTCTAAAATTGTAAAGCGTATTTTTATGGAGTACAAAGCAGGAATTTCCATGTATAAGATTGCAAGAAACCTAAATGACGATGGTATCGTATCACCGGGAATTTATATTGCTGAAATGGAAGGAAACGAGCAGATGCTTGCCAGATACAAACAAAGAAAACCACTTTGGAATACAGTAGCTATCATGCGAATTCTGGATAATGAGCAGTACACCGGAACATTGGTGTATAACCGTTATGAGAGCAAAGAAGTAGGAGCCAGAAGATGTGTGACTCTTCCAGAAGAAGAATGGAAACGGGTAGAAAACTGCCATCCTGCGATTATTTCAAAGAAGGACTTTTTGAAAATTGCAGAGCTTCGGAAAGTAAATACAAAGTGCTTTACCGATGGGAAACGTCATGCAAGGCATTGTCTTGTGGGGAAGTTAAAATGTGGCGATTGCGGTCATACTTTGGCACATACGTATAGCGGACGACCAAAGTATTACTGTAATAAGAAATATCTGGATCCGAGTAGTGGTGATTGTAGAATGAGTATCCTGGATGCTGATATAGAAGAAGTGATTCTAGGTATGCTTCAGCAATATGCAGATCTACTGGTGGATTCCAGGTCTGTGATAGATGTACAACGTTCTAAGAATAAGGAGCGACTTGCTACGGCAGAAAAACATCTGGCTGATATGGAACGCACAATGACATTATTGCAGCAGGATCTCCGTGCCAGTTATGAAGCGTACAAAATGGATGTGACAGATAAAGAAACCTATCTGGAGCAGAAGAAAATGTATGAGCAGATGATGGAGAAAATGCAGGAGAATATAGAGAAACAGCAGGTTGCGGTGAGACAGATTTTGGATATGGATGTGCCGGAGGCAGCAGGTTTGGAGATGCTAGATGGGAAGATTCAGCTGACAAAATTGACGAAGGAGCTTGTGGATACTTTTGTGGAGGAGCTTGTTGTGTATGGTGAGGAAAGGCTGGAGGTGAGGTGGAAGTTTCAAAGTTAAAATAAAACTTGTATAAAAAATTACAATATTAGTTATGATATTTTCTTGTTTTTTGGTATAATAATACCAAATTCTAGTTGGTGGGGTGAAAAAGTGGATAATACAAAATTTATTCATGAATTAAATGAAAAATATAATAGAGGGGATCTTATTCCATTTGTTGGAGCAGGATTTTCAATGCCATTTGATGTTCCAGATTGGGGAGGGTTAATACGAAATTGTGCAATTGAATTTGGAATATCAAATGTGGGCGGAAATGATTTTATGCCTATGATCGATTTTGATTTAGATAGATATGATTACTGGTCTGCGATTGACAATATAAAAAAATATTTAAACCGTACAGAAGATGATATTCAAGAATATATAAGAGCCAAAATATTAGAAGCAGTTAGTTTGACTCAAGACAAAATCGATAACAACTTTATAGATTTAGAGCAAGAAAAAATATCTTTAATTTTTACAACAAATTATGATCATTTAATTTCTAAGTTTG